AACCCTAATTTTAAGATATCTGGAGGGACAGGTACGGGGGCGCCAGCCGCCGGATTTGCACCTTTAGATTCTTTTATGAATGTAGAAAGGGTTGAGGTAATGATTACATTATGGAATAGTACTAATGTACCATGTGAAGCTTATATCTTATGGTGTCGTCCTGTATCTAATACTAAAACTGGTCCTGGTGATTGGTGGTCGACTTGTTTAGCTGATGAAAGACTTGGAACGTCAGCTAATATTGATGCAGCTAATATTGCTACAGCGAATGCTACTTATGGATCTGTTGCTAATTTTGCAGAGTATGGGCTATATCCTACTATGGCTCCTTCTTTTAAAAAGATGTGGCACATCGCTAAGGTAAGTAAAGTAAATTTACAAGGTGGTGATCAACGTAAATTTGAATGTAAGTATTCCGTAAACCGTCGCGTAAGCCTTGCATACGTGACACAACAAAAAGCAGATGGAATTGCTTATCTAAAGGATTTATCTTTGGTACCTATGATTATTGTTAGGGCTGGAGTTGTTAATCAGCATACTGGAGGTGATGAATGTACATGGGCAGCCCCTGAATTGGGAATGGTTCAACAAGAACATTACGTATTCAGTACACCTAAATCTCCACCTAGTGCACCTATTGATTATGCTTATTATGGCACGATTTCAGGAGGCAGTGGTGCTGGAGAATTAGAAATGAATGACGTTGACACAGTTGTGTCACCTGCTTATGTAGCTTAGGTTAGGGTTTAGGGTTAGGTATTAGGGTTAGGTTTTAAAGTTAATTAGGGTTAGGGGTAAGGTTGCGAAGCAACATACCTAAGTCAATAAAGTTTATTAAACATATATATATATAATTAGTCTAATAATCCCATAAGTCTTTGTAGATTGGCCCATTCTTCGTAGGGAGCGGCAAAGTGAATAATCTGGGATCCGTCTCTTCTACATCTTCGTAGAAAGGCCCTGCGATGTTCTGGCTTTGCATCCATCCACCATTCTTCGGGGTCAACGTTACTGGTAATCCAGAAGTTGGTTCCGGAAAACGAGACAGTACCTCCTTTGACTTCAACGGACATGGGGTAGGGATCGAGCCACTGGAGGAAATGGGTGATACCGATGGAGTGACCGTCGAATTCATCGATGAGGATATTCTTTTCCCCACGGTAGGAGTCCCACCATTTTGTAGTAGACGATTTACGAAAGAACCCACCTTCGAGTCTTTTGGCTTCGTCGTATGCTCGGTACGTCTTTCCGCTGCCAGTAACGCCCCAATACACATTAACCGATATCTTCTCACGGTCAGCGGGGATGATGTTATCTGTACGTAAGCGGGTGATGTTTCCGTAAAGACGTACCAAGACAGCTGAGGGAATTTGTTCAAATTCACCGGCTTCGGCAAGTCTTCTAACTTCGTCCCAATCGGTCTTATCAGAAGCTGCACCAGCTTTACGGCCGTATTCAAACTGAGTATCAGGTACGCGAGTCTCTTCCTTCCAAACATAAGCTTCGGCTGCGTCTGATCTAGTGATCTCTAAGTGAGACCATGAAGGAAGTAGTTCCTTGAGACCTCCGCGACGAATTTTATTTTTGCAGTAAATAATAAACTGCCAATGTTCAAACCCATTATCACCAATCTCGAGTTGTCCTTTGACATACGTAATAGGATGTTGAAGGATCTGCTCGGTGGGAGCCCATACGTCAGTACCATGGTGCGAGGCGGTAGTTGCTATCCAGTAACGAGCTTGAGTTGATCTTTGCATTTTTTATAATTTGAGACTGGGGAACCGGCTCATTTTATAGGAAATTTGTATTTCAAATCATAAGTTTCTCCGTGATTTCCACGGTGTACAGCACGCGGTGATCCATGACGCGTAAATCAAATTTTAAATTAAGGTGACGTGTTTTAATTTAAATCACGTGGTGAATGGATCGATCCTAGGGTACTGCAGTATTACTTACAGTACCCTATGGATCGTCTCGGGGATATTTTAATATATAAGAGACGCGAAAAAAAATGTTAATTAAAAGCAAAATTTCATGGCCAGGAGAACTCGTTCTTATAGTCCTAGGGGCCGTGCACCTCGTCGTCGCAGTCTTAACAGTCGTGATAGAAGGTGTTCGCCGTCTACGCCGACGCCTCGATCGCGTTCGTCGCGTAGAGGAACGGGTACAACACTTAGAGCAAGAAGCTCGAGTAGGCGCCGCAGTATTGGCATTCAATATGCTGGTTACGGCATTAATATGGCACAGCAAACTACTAATAGTGAATTACAAACCATTAGTCAGCACAATGATTTGTCAGTGAAGAGATTGTCTATTAGAAATAGAGGTAAAGTAATTAGAGATAAAAGTACTGGTAAGTATAAATTAATATATACTTGGCAAAAAATATTTAAGGGTTCTGAGGGTAAACAATTTGTGCAAGAGTCGCATAACGTGTTACATGTGTCATCATTTGTAGCAACTAATGCGTCTCACCCTAGAACTGATACGGATACTTGTGCTATAGGACACTTTTATTTGAACCCTAATTTTAAGATATCTGGAGGGACAGGTACGGGGGCGCCAGCCGCCGGATTTGCACCTTTAGATTCTTTTATGAATGTAGAAAGGGTTGAGGTAATGATTACATTATGGAATAGTA